GTCTTCGTGTCTAAAGATCTGGACAAGTATTTCTTGTCCGTTGTCCATTGAGCACCGACCTACCTCGTAGATGAAGACTTTTGGTTCGGTCATAATTTCACTCCTATCGTCGGTACTTCGACCATAGGCGATCAGTATCCGTTATTGGGGGATTTCGCCGAACACTCTCTGAAAGGCTTGTTTTACAAGGGCTGGAGAGTCTGCCATAGCAGGCGAGATCTCAACATGAATCCAGTCGCCACCCGGGGCTCCGTGAATTGTTGGCTTAGAGTATTTGCTCCACGCTTGTCGAGTGCACTGCCAGCCGCGTCCGAAACTTTGTGGAAAGTAATCAAGGACGCACTCAAGACCGAGCGCGTTCGCGTTGGCGGTAACGATGTCAATGAACGCGATCGTTCCTTTGCGGTTCGCTTTAGGTTGCTTGTCTGACTTGCGATATGAAAGATCTACCGCGCGCCCTGTTGCATGCACTGAAAGATTCTCGGATCCGCGCATATCGCGAACGCCCCAAGATCCGTTATTCCAGAAAGCGCCTGCACCGTACTTAATCGCTTGCCTGATCCATTCGTCCATGCCTGCGCGTGGGCCAGCTGCGGCACCGTCGGAGTTCCCTGTGTAGGGCTTGCTGTTTGCGATCTTTGGGTTCGCTGGGATCACGCTCATAGTGCTGGAGGGTCTTTAGGTCGGTCTTTGAGTCCGTTGCCTGCAAGTAGCCCTATGAGACCGCCTGCGAGGGTCATTAGCATCGGCGACAAGACGCCCCATGCTTCGGCGTCGTTCGGGCTTTGCTCGGTAGGTTGCACGACGAAGAGCAATCCGAAGATCAGTGATGCGATTGCCATGACAAAAGATGCTGTCAGTCCGATTCCTACGATCAGGATTAGTCGAGCTTTGATCTGTTCGTTGCTTAATCGTTTGTCGGTGTTCATGGGCAGCGCCTTTCTAGTAGTCCGTTGGCTTTGGTGGTGTTGCAGTTTTCGCGGTTGCGATCAGCACAAGCGGTCAGCACAAGCGCTAACACAAAACTAGCCAGCAGTAGGCGCGGTTTCATTGGCTGTAATTTCTAAGGTCATGCAGACCCAATATCCTCAATCCAAAACTGGGTTGGGAAAGTAGCGCCAGCAACAATAGTTCCTGTGCCTGTTCCCGATTGGCGCTGTATGCGTAGTTTGCGTGTGATCGAGCCTGCGCCGGGCGTAAAGACAAACTCTGTACCCCAACTAACATCTTGTGTGGTTGCTGGTGTAAACAAAAATAGTTGTTGCAATGTGTTTGAACTATCAGTTAAAAGAATAGCAAAAACATCAGTAGCTACCGTTGAATTAAATAGACCGTAAAAACACGCTTTGTATAATCGGCCTGCAACTCCAGTAAAAGTAATGGTTGCACCTGTGATGTCAACAACGGTGGTAATTGTGCCTTGATTAGCTGTAATGTTGACTGGTGCGGCAACTCTGCCAAACGGCAAGTTGTTTTGCTGTGCTGCAGTCAAAATGTTGCCTGCAACAAAAGTTGTATTTGGTGATGCCATAGTGCTCCTTATCCTAGGACATTGTCTTCGTCGAGTGTGCCATATACAGCGTCGTCCAAGATCAGCTCATAGACGATCGTGGTTGGTGCCGTAAAATAGGTGACCGCGTGCCCAGCGGACAAAGTCAGCCGATGCTCAAGACCTTCTACCGTCAAGTTTTGGGCGAACTGGGTCGGGCCTTCCGAAGTGGTAATTGACTTTTCAACATTGATCACACTGCCTACATCAAGTAAGGCAAGTGTGTCTTGATCAAGGGCAGGCGTGCCGGGGAACTCGGTGCCAATCGAGTTAAAGCGTGCTTCTGGATTAGCGTTAAGAAGGTATTCGGCAAGTGTGAGAGCTGCGGCGTCGTTATGAACTAGCGAGTCTGTGATTGAGGTGGTTTGGATTAGGTAGGTTGCTTGTGAGGTCAGGTCTTCGGCGACCTCTGGCGATGTCGCTCCAGCGTGCTGAATGGATGCACGATTGATTACTGTGTCCGCTTGGAAAGCAATGTCAATCGCCGAGTAGCCGATCTTGGTTGGTGGGTTCGTGTCGTGAAACTCTGCGACAGGTACGCCTAGGACTTGCCCGATGCGCTTTTGGAAGGTGATAGTGCCTTCTCGATCCACAAAGATTCTGCCTTGCTCGGCGTCCATGATTTTGTTGGCGTACCCTGCAACCGATGTACCGTTTGCGACCGTCCAAGCAGCTGCACCGCCAAGGGTCGCCACGCCTGTCTCAATGCTCCGTGTGCCCTGATAATTAACTTCTGGCAGATCTAGCAGGTCATCAAAACGGTCGCTTGAGAGCTGCTCTGTGACATTCCATTCAGCCAAAAAAGTCTGCCCCAGTTGATAGGAATAATCGGCACAAGTGACGCTTACTGTGTCCAAACCGCCGAGGGTAAAGGTGTAGTCAAAGTTGATGATGTAGCCGACCCACAAATACTCCTTAACGCCGAGCGAGTCGTATCGAGAGAAGCGGACTTTGCGAAGCGGTGCGAGCCCCGGCAGAGAATTATTCGGATCGTAGTAAGGCGATGTCGTGTCAAATGGGTTGAACACTCCGTCGGCGTAAGTGTCGTTAAGTGTGAAGTTCATCGTGCCATAAGGGAATTGGTCGCCAGTGTTAGCGCGTCCGCGTTTTGCTGTAAGACCTATAGTTCCGTCCATTACCGAGGCGTACTGATCGGTTCCGTCTAGGACATAGTCGGTGGAGTCAAGTGTGCCTTTCGGGTCGTCGTCTAATGTGAATGCGTTCCAGTTGTACCCAGTATCTATCTCGAGGTCGTAAAGACCTGATCCGACTACTGCTACGCCTGCCATTACGCGACCGCGATGTTGGCTGGGCCGTTCTGCCTGTTGAATGCTCTGATCGCGTTCACGACAGCTGTTCCGATCTCTGCGCTTGAGCCGAGACCGCCGTTGATGTTGATCGTGTAGTTGCCCATTCCACCACCGCGTCCAGATAGTGGGATGACCGCTTCAGGGCCACGCTCACCGATCATTGCAAGCGTTGGCCCTGTCACGATTCCGCCTTCCGCGAGCATAGGGATCTCGGGGACTTCGAAGCCTTTACCGCCGATCACTGGCACCCAAGAAGGGATGTTGAAGGCAAGTTTGCCGACGGTGCCGTTCCAAAGTTTTGCGATGCCGTTGAAGAGTGATTTGTAAATGTTGAAGATCGCTGTGAAGTAGGTGGTCAGTCCGTCAAAGACTGCCTTCCCGCCTTTCAGCATTCCTTTGAAGACTGTGTCTACTACTTTTCGGACGCTGTCAAACTTTATATACAGCGCCGCAAGTACCGCTATAAATGCGACTATTGCCAATGCGATTAAAGTAATAGGGTTGGCTAGTAAAAGCGCGTTAAATACTGTTACCACCCCGTTCACGATCATTTGGGCGGCTGCATAAACTTTCATAGCCGCATTGAGTGTCAAAATGACGGCAGCGATGCCACCGATAGCGCCTGCGATAATTAAGAAGACTTGCGTGTTGTTTTGCGCCCAATCGCCAAATGCGATCAAGTAAGGCAAAAGCGCTTCGACAACTGGGATCAATGCCGCGCCGATTGATTCCTTGGTCTCTGCCAACGCAATTCCGAGACGCTTCATTCCGCCTTCGGCAGTGTTAGCAGCCGCGGCAGATGCACCACCGAAAGATCCGCCAAGGACATTGATTACATCTTCAAGCGTTGCACCGTCTTTTATCATTGCTTTTATCTCTGGAGACAGTGCTTGCAGACCTTTCATGTTTCCGCCGTAAGCCTTAGCGAGAGCGTCCGAGACCGTCGCTAGGTCTTTGCCTGATCCAGCCGAGATGTCTTGTGCAAGCGCAAGTGCGTCGGTAGCGGTGGCGATGTCTTTAGTACCGCGCACAAGTGAAGCGAACGCCGGGCGAAGTTCAGAATCGGCGACGCCTGACGCAAGACTCATCTTTGAGATCATGTCTTCTGTTGCTTTGATCTGTTCGTCTGTCGCGCCAGTGACATTCTCGAGCGCGAGCGCAAGTTGTACCTGTTCGGCTTGGTCTTCCATTGCGGCCTTGGTAGCGCCTACTAAAGCGAAGCCGAGACCTGCGATTGCGGCTGCTGCTGGGACTGCTGCTTTCTTGATTGCGAACGATGCTTTCTTAGATGCGCCCTCAAGCGACTGGAACTCTTTGATCGCTTTTTGTGTGCCCTTGGCATCAAACTCGGAGATAATTGGGATATTTACTGATGCCATTACGAGACCACATTCCGATCAACTTTTTCCATGACAGTCTCCACGATTCGCCGCATCTCCGATTCGACTGTGCCTTGGTTCTTTTCCATTGCTTTCCACATTACTCTTGATCGCATGCCGTAGCGCGCCGAGAGTGCACGACCGAGTCTTCCGTTGGCAGCCATGTCAAAGAGTGTCCCAGTAGAGCCCGAGTAGATGATATTGAAGACGCCGACATTGCGGATCTGTCCACGAAACTCCGAGACCTTTTTAGTGTTGATCTTGGCGGAGATCTTTTGCTTGCGTCCAGCATCCCAAGGAAGCATCTTGAATCCCGAAGGCGTAGTCCAACTGCGACCCATACCAGACAGCGGCACGGTGTTAGGAATCAGCGCTAGCGCGTCATTGATGACAGGTTTTGCGACATTGCGAAAGTCTTTTGCGATTTGGTTACGAAGCCCAGGTTCTACAGAGTTGAGCTGCTTGATCGCGTCCTTTAGACCGTAGACCTCGATCTTGGTGTTAAGTCCGTCAGCCATGTCACCTCTTTTTGTTTTGTTTATCTAGCACTGCGACAATGGTACTTAGGTCTCGCGTGTCGAAGGTGTCAGCGTAGAAAGTGGGAGCCCACCCTGTCGCGACTACAAGTTCGGCGAGTTGTCGCCTGTAGCCGCGTCCGTAGGGTTTGG